AGTACCGACATAATCATTTATGTCGATTGCAACTACGCGAGCAACATTTTGAAGGTACAGTCCTTCGCCATGAAACTCACCATGAATAGCGTTTGAGTGAGAGCCGCCGTTTGAACTTGGGGCAAAGACCGGATCCCTGTTTGCTATAACTGTTCCGGTAAGAGCGTTGTAAGCCATTACAAATCTCCTATTTTAGAATACAAACCAATTTGAGCCGTTGGAGTAAAGCGAGATAGCAGGGCTAGAGCCAGAAATCTCATAAGATGTGGCACCATCAATTGTATCTCCGCTGGAGGCCGAGAGGGTGATTGGGCCCGATCGAGAAGTTGATTCATCTTTCACTAACAGAATTCCGCCGGCACCAGCCACTGAGGCTGAATGAATTCTAAACTCCAGAGTAGTGCTGCCACCCACTCCAATAATGTAGTTAGAGTTTGATGATGTGACACCAGATGCCGTAACCGACTGATAAGCCACTCTAAAGCCTGTCGTAACCGACTGGCTTGTGTAAGGATCAACCCTGAAGACAGGAGCACTAGCGGAGGCTCCAACAAACAAGGAGCCAGTTATTTGGTGGGTGTCATCAGTTGTGTTACCAAAAATGGTAGAGCCAGATAGGACTTCTGTGTGATCAATGACAAAGAAACTAGCAGTTACAGTGCCGTTGATCTCGATGTCTCCGTCTAGGGTAACTTTGTTATTGTCTACATCATAAATAAAAGTAGACGATGCAGTTACGGCAGAACCAGAAACATACCTAATGCCCATGTTGGCACCAAGATTAGAATCATCACAATTGACGTATGCCCAACCAAACTGAGCCATCTATCAGCCCACCCCGGCGGAACCTGACCAGCTTGTGCCGTCAGCGGTTGTGGTGCGAGAAGCAGGGATAGAGGTTAGTCCAGCAACAACGTCAAAGTTAGCAGAGCCGGTAAACCACATTTCAGAAACTTTAAGCTCAAGGACTCCGCTTCTGTTTGTTCCTTTGCCCGAGCCACTATCATTATTCACTTTAAAGTGGTTTCCGCTCGACAGTCCAGCTTCGGAAAAAGAAGCTGTTAAGTGTCCGCTTCCGGCATGATTCACAATCTCAACCCATCTTGTTACATGGGGAAATTCAATCTTTACTGGTGTGCCAGTAGTAGCATCCATAGAGCCACTAGCAAATGGCTGTCCCGAAACCTGATAAGCTGGTGCGTGGTTTAGTCCTACATTCGCTTGGTAGGACTTGATAAAGTTAGACATAAGAAACCTCCGTTTTTACATAGTCGTAAGTAAATAGTCTTATCTATTTCTTTCGCGGCTGGCTTCTTTAGCCTTTTGCTTAACGATGTCTCGCTTCTGCCTACGAATAGCAGCCTGCTTTGCATGGCGCTTTTCATCAGATGGTTTCTTAAAGTATCTTCTGTCTCTGATCTGTTCAATGATCTTGGCTTTCTTGCACTTCTTGATGAACTTACGAATCATCTTGTCGTGATTACCGCGACACTCTCTTGCCTTTACGACAACGTTTGAACCTCTTCTTTTGCTCATTTTAAATCCTATTTAATAGCTTGCCAGATTTTGCCTGCATTTCCCATGATAGAACTGATGTCTACGCCTGCATCACTAGGATCGTCGCCGAGGACACTTGACTTGTGTGCCTGACCGGGAGTCCCTGATTGTTTCATAGGCTCTGTGCCTTCAAACAGATCAACTCCGTTGTAGGCATCATTGCCAATTGAGTCCAGTAGCTTTCTGCGATGCTCTTGTAGTTTCTTATTCGTCTCTCGGGACTTACGCTGCATTTGCAAGTCTTCATTAAATAGGTTGTCGGTTGTTTTCTTTGGTGTGTTCTCGACAATTGGTTGTTTAGCCAAGCCAGCAGTGACCTGAGATACGACCTCTGTAAGAAGACCCTCTTCTATGAGGACTTCTTGGATGCACTCTTTTACGACTGGTTTGATTAGTTTTTTAAGCTGAGCTTTGTTCATTGTTCCTTCAATACTTCGTTGAGTAATCTGTTAATGCGATCTGCTTTTGTAAAGACTTTGTTGTTGAACTCTTTTGCTTCTCGCATCATAAAAGCATTTGGAGTTGAAGGCTCAGACACGAAGTCAAAGCAGATAAGCTGGAAGTCTTCTTGGACTATAACTTTTCCTGCGCCTTCTGAGACTGAACCCATCCCGCGAGAAGAGATGCCTAGCTTGACGCCATCTTCTACGAGGGCGCGCAGGGTCTTGCCTGCGTCTGTGTTTAGAACTTTGACTTTGCCCATAACAGCCTTGTCTTCCATCCAAATGTCTGTAACCATGTGTGAAGCGTTCTTTAGGTTGATGACTGAATCATCAGGATGGTCTAGTTCGCCAAGTGCTCTTTTTTCTTTTACGAGCTTCTTGTAGTTCTCGACCTCTCGCATCAAAACCTTGTGCGGATAGACGCGACCATTGCCGTTCTGGACATCTGCTTCTTGCAGTTTACCAGTCAGCATCATTCCGCCTCCCTCAACAAAACGCTTCTCGTCTTCTGTTAGCAGATCTTTACAGACGCCACCTTCACATAGTTCGTAGTATTCTCGTAGTAGTTTCATTTTAGTATCCAAGCTTACCTGTCTTGAGTTGGTTTGTTAATGAATGCAAGATTCTAATAATTACAGCTATGTTATCTTGCAATTCGTTTAAATCCTCTGTTTCCAGACCTAATTTTCTCAAGTCATTCATTAGTTCTTTCAAAACCTTACCAGTAGCTTTTTTTAATTTATCAGTTTTCTTTGCATAAGATTTCATTACACTTAAAGCTTGCTTATTTGTTGCTGCTTGCCCAGAGGCATACTTAGTAAGTTGGGCTTTCCTTCTAGTCCTCTCGGCATCGCCCTTATCTCCGATTGCCCCCTGCACTGCTCCAACACCGCGCTGAACAGCACTCTTGGCGGAACCTTTTAATTTCTCTCCTGCGCCTGCTGCGCGGGCTTTTAGGCGATCAAGAAAGCCTTCATCAAGTTCTCCATTTTCAACCATTAATTCAAGTTCTTCAAGAACTAGTTCTTGTAATTTGGATTCTGTAAGTTTCATTTGTATTCCTTTATGCGGGCATTACCCGCGTGAGTTAGCTTCCTTTACAGCAACGACGGACTGGTTGTAGTCCCCATTTAGATAGTAGAAAGTTGTTCATGCATGTTGCCCAGGATGTTTTCCTAGTTTTTCCATTTCAACAACGTAACTTTCACCAGACATGCCACCATTTAGTGCAGTCTTTGCATAGCCATATGCTATATCATCAGGAATTGACATTACTCTTTCGTCGCCGGATGGGGATTTATATCTAACTTTTTGCCCTTTTTTATAAACAGAATATCTTGCATACTTTTTACCATCTTGTCCGGTAGTTTGCTTGTTGAGAACAACAAGATCGCCAACACTTGCGCCAGGAATCTCAGGCTCAGGTTTTTTAATCACAAACAATGCAAGCACTGGTCTTCCCTCGTTTTCGTTAATAACTGATTCTAGTTCTTCTTTGATAATCTGCTTAAGTCTGTTTTTTGTAATTTTCATTTTTTATTCCTCTGTGAAAAAATTGTCGTGCTTATAATTATGCTTTATTTGAATTCCTTCATCTGAAAACACCATGTTTAAAACATAGGAAGTAGCAGATGAGAGACAACCAAATAGAAAAGCATTGACTATTGTAGCGTCAAACGTAAATAGTTCGGTCCAAGGAGAAAGCAGGAGCAAAAACCAACCGACGTGGAATCCCATACACATGGGGCAGTGGAAAACCTTGCCGTAGCCCCGGTAGGACTCCTTGTGAGGTCTTAGTTTTTTTATTATGGGCATGTCGCTATAGACTAAAATTTGTGTTAGTCCGTAGGCTATCAAGACGAATAATAATAGTTCCATCTGAACTCCTATACTGTGTACATGTAAGACATGGCGTAGCCATTATTGGGACCATAGCCGGGTCGAATAGAGCCCTGCTCGTCGCGCTGTGGGACTTCACCGAGTTCTGTTGAATCGGTCTTGTCTGGATCTGTGAATTCATCATCAACGCCGGAGACCACCGCTTCAACATTATCGTAGTAGGGCTTCTCTTCTTTGATGAATCTCTCAATGTTTACAAGAGCAAACTTAGCAGCGTTTAGTTTGCCGTCAGCAGCTTCTTGTAGCTTGGCTTCCATCGCTCCGTAATAAGAGCCGCCCTGGATTGATTCAGGAATAATAATGCCTTTGCGAGCAAGATGGGCGAATAGTCTGTTTTGTGCGCCGTAGGTAAAGTCGGTCATAGTCTGCTTTGGAAAGGCAGTGATCTTCTTGTCTTTTCCAGAAAGTACGATGTCTAGGTCTCCGTGGTCGAAGATCATTAGGTCACCACTCAGGGATTTGCGAATGTCTAGTTCTAGCGTTACCGTGGGGGGTGGAGCTTTCGGCTTTATCGTAACCTTTATCGGCTCTGGGATTGGGACAATTCTAACTGTGATCGGCATCGTCGTGGATTTCCTTTACTAACTGCTGTGTTTTCATAATGGTCAGTAGGGTAGACTCGTTTAGACTTGTTTCTTTTGATAGAGTCTCAAGTCTTTCTCTTACGGCTTGTGTTTTCTTGAGCATCTCTGGATCATTGGCGATCTCTTCTACCTTTGTAGCTTCGGATAGTGACTGTTTTAGTCTGCCGAGTTCTCTGTTGAAGTAGATTTTTGCTTCAAGATCATCCTGAGAGAATGATGAAATGTAATTGTTAAGAAGGTTCTTCTGCTCTTCTAGCAGGGAGCTTCCGTATTTTTCGTTGAACTTCTTTGTAAAAGTAGAGAAGGTAATAGAGTCAATGGGAGCCATCACTTGCTCTTCAAGCTTGCCGGTCATTCCTTCTACTATTCTTGTCTCAAGCATAACAGATTGCTTTGGAGAGTTTGTGTTAAACATCTTAGCAATCGTTGCTAGTGACTTGTAGTTCGGGACAAAGTTGTTGAATGTGTCTGGGCTCAAGTCTTTATTTATGTCGTTTATGACTGCTGTCTGCTGCTTGAACAAACCATCTGCGTCGATGAGACGCTTAGCAGCCATCGCCGCTTCCATAATCTTTTTGCTGGTGGGCTCGTCAAGATCTTGGTTTTCGTAAAGAGAGCGATAGCATTCCAAGTCCTTCTTTAACAGAGAATCGGTGGTGAAGTGCTTACGCACGATAGAGACAACTTTTTCTTTTCTCTCGTTGTCTCCCTTTATGATTGCTACGGTAGCTTCGCGAGCGAGAGCCTCAAAAACAAAAGCCGTGTTGCGCTTCTTGTTGTGTCTATTCTTCATTGTTGTTCTCCGTTATCTTAGTTTCCAAACTCTCAATGAGCATCTTTACTGAATGGTTGACCTCAAGAAGAGCCTGCTCTTCTTCGTGGTCTCGCAAGTAATTAGGGTCTTGCTCTTCATAAATGCCCCTGGCGAGAGATCTTAGTTCTGAGCCACCAAGATTATTGGTTCTGTAGGTGTTCATTTCGGGGGTCGGGACGCTGGCATAATTGCGAGTTCTAGCGCCTTGGGGTCTCTTATCGGTCGCTACTTTTTGGTAAGCTTTGCCTTTAGAGCCTTTGGTTACATATTTCTTGCCTGCTCTCGCACGCTTACCAAGGGACTTGGCTAGACGAGGCGAGTTGCGAGAACCCGGAGGTGCTGCTAAAAGTGCGCTCTCGTCGCCACCACCAGCATCACCACCACCCTCGTCTCCACCAAGATCTAGATCGCCACCGCCTTCATCGCCGCCGAGATCTAAACCACCCTCTTCCCACCGCCACCAAGATCGAGTCCGCCTGCTTCCCCGCCACCACCGTCACCGCCTGCGGCGGCTTCAGCGACACCCTCAAGGGCTGTATCGTGTTTGCGATCGTAGTATTGTTCGCGTTGGTTGCGTAGGAACTCTTCGTGAGACATTCCAAAAATGTTGTCGGCAACCCAGCGGCGAGAGAAGTAACCCTCTGTTGCTGATGCTGCTATGTCGAACTTGGTCTTCCAATGCTCCAACTCTTGTAGTTCCGCAATCTTGCTTGGGTTATTTAGAGCAAGCTTGAAGTTTAAGAGATCTTCTCCTCTGTAGCCTAGAGTGTAAAGGTGGATGATGCCGACCTTCTCTAGCTCGTGAATCATAGAGCGCTGTAGGCGCTGGATGGTGCGAGCGAAACGAATGTCTTTCGTGGCTAGTGTTGTCTTATCTTCTTGTGCGCCCTCACCCATAGTGAGGTAAGCCTGTGGGATCTTGATTCCAGAGAACATTTTGTCGCGGAGATACTTCACATCGTCAATCGCTGTAGTGTTTTGTCCACCGCCAAGGTTTTGGATGTCGGTCACAGAACCAGCACGAACTGGGATGTAGTAGTCCTCTTCAATAGACATTGGGTTGTAGCGAAGATCAACGCGCCCAGTGTCTTTGTTTACAATAGAGTGTCTTTTTAGCTGGGACACAATCTTTTGCATAAACTGCTCAACCTCTTGTGGAGGAACAGCACCGACATCGATTTTGAAAACCTTACGCTCGGAAGAGCGAACAATGCGGTAAGCCATCATTGCATCTTCCATAAGAGTAAGCTGGCGCCAAATGCGGCGGACGGGCTCCAAAACAGAAGTTCCGTAAGGAGCATACTTATCATTTCCAAGAATGCGGAAGTGGGCAACCTGCCAGTTCTCAAAAGTCATTCCAGCAGAGTTCCACTGGTATTGAACGTAGTTTGGGTTTGTGGCGTCTAGCCCCTCTAGTCTCTCAACTTCTTGTAGAGGAATAGCGATCGTTGATTGGATTCCCTCGTTGTCGTCAATGTCTAGGTATAAGATGAAGTCACCATACTTACACATCGTTCGGCACCAACCGAAAAGATTGTGTTCGATGTTCATAATCTTATGGTAAAGGATGTTCAAGACTGCTTTGATTTCGTCGTTGCGGCACTTGATGTTTAGCATTGGAGATAGGGCAGAGAATGTGGTCATCTCATCTGCGTAGATGTCGAGAGCAGAAGCTAGCTCTGGCATGTATTCCATTTGATCGAAGTCTATGTAGCGCTCTGAACGCCTCTGGTTTGCGATAGCGTTCGCTGCGATCGTATCTAGAGGGTTATAGGACTGCTTCTTGAACTGCTGCCCTGACGCAGTTTTGAATCTAGTAGAGTATTTGTCAAGATGCTGTCTGCGAATCTTACGACCAGATTCAGATCTGTAACTAACAATAGGTCCTGAGAATAGCCGAGTAAGAGACTGAAATAACTGAGAGTCTCTGTTAGCTGGGTTCTTGCCTTGTTTTGGGTTTTTGGGTGCCATTTAATTTCTCACTTTATTATCCACATATGTTGGGAATATAGATTTTGTGCTTCACGTATTTTACTATTTGTGTCGTCGCCTGTGTAGCCTATTTGTCCTCTTATCTGTGTGTTTAGAGTAGTTCTGGAAGTCATAATAGAATCAACAAATGCTTTTTGGTAATTGAGGTCTCTTGAGTTTGATTGAATCGCTGTGTCTCTGACCCAGCAACAAATCGCAAGAGCCATAACCAAGTCATCGTTGTAACCTCGCATTGCCTGTGGCTTGCCGTTGTTCCAAATAAAAGTCCTAAATTCATTTGTTAAACGTGAAGAATACGTTTTAATTAGTTTGTTTCTTATAAACTCTTCCAACTTGGCTACTATGAGGGGTCTAGTCTTGCTCGTCGTAGAGAAACCGGCGATAGTTCCGGTCTGATGCTCGCCGAGATGTTGGTCGATGTATTGGTGTGTAGATTTAACAGACCAGTATAGATTTGGATAAGCATACTCTATGAGCTTGTCTATTACCGTATAGCCGATGGAGTTATTTTCCACGACCATCATAGCATTTCCAAATTCTCGACCGACTTGATTGAGCATGTTGGCGTAGAGGTCGGGTGTTGGTTTGCCCTGATACTCTCCGATGATCTCCATCGTTTCTAATTTCAGAATGTGGAATGTAGAACTATCAGCGCCGTCGCCTCGCGCAACATCAGCAGCGATAAGATAATTACAACTTGGATCGTGCTCTTCCCAAATCCAGAAGTTTCTATCAAAGCCAGTCCTATGCTTTGGTTCTTTGACCAAAGACATCATCCATTCGATCCCAGCAGGATCAATAACAGTCTCACCAGAGGTGTTGAAGTTACATTCCAACTCCTGAGCGATCTG